CCAAGTCCACGACGCTCTTTACTTTCAATACCCCGAACACCTTAACGAAGTTGACATCATCTCCGAGGCTCTTTCACATTTCGATCTCGCATTTGAAAAAGACGGTCATCAGTTAGTCGTCCCCGGCGAAGCGAAAGTCGGATGGAACTGGGGCAACTTCGACCCAGACTCCAATCCCGATGGTTTGGCTAAGTGGAAAAACAAAAAGGACGAGCGCAGAAGAACACCTCTGCTCTCACAAAAACTTTAATAGCAATTTGCTTTTAGAAATGCAGGGAGCCTGGGGTGGACTTTGTTGATTCTTTTGTGGCGTTCACTGACGAGCGCCCGTCACCAGAAATTTTCCGTAAATGGGCGGCGATCACCACGCTTTCTGGCGCGTTAGAAAAACGTGTTTGGTGCATGACAAAAGCAGGTCCGCAATATGCGAACCTCTACACAATGCTCGTGGCCCCTCCGGGCATCGGCAAATCGCAAGCGATCAACCCTGCCGAAGCGCTGCTCAAGGCCACGAAGAAATTTCACATCGCGCCCAACAGCGTGACAGCCGCCTCATACATTGACGCGCTGGGTCGGTCGGCACGATCAGTGCTCAAACCCAACAATTCTGGAGTCCTCGATTACAACCACCTGTTCGTCTTCGCCGCAGAGCTAGGGGTTTTTATTAACGCTCACGATCTAAACTTTCTGTCCATCATTAACGAGTTGTTCGACCACAAAGCAACATACCGTGAGGAACGCCGCCACAGTTTGAAAGACCCGATTGAAATTCACAATCCCATGACCACGCTGCTCGTCGGATCACAGCCCGGTTTCTTGGCGACGTTGCTTCCCGAGGCCGCATGGACAATGGGCTGGACCTCTCGCCTTTTAATGGTCTATTCCTCGTCCATGCCCGATGTCCCGCTGTTTGGCGAATACAAAAACATGGACGCGGAGCAGAAAAAACTTGTTCAAAAGTTAGATGCCTGCGCAGACTATTACGGCGAAATGAAATGGGACGCGAAAGCTATTGCGGACATGGAGCGCTGGCGCAAAGATAAATGGGGACCAGTTCCCGATCATCCGAAACTCGCCAACTACATTCCACGTCGAGGAACAATCTTTGCCGTTAAACTCGCGATGACTTCCGCCATGGCTCGCGGCGAAGAACTCGCTATTCGAATGCAAGATGTCGAACGGGCGAGAGGCTGGTTGCTTGAGATTGAAGAATTGATGCCGCAAATCTTCCGCGACATGATTATGCGCTCCGACGATCAAGTGATCGAAGAAACATTTCAGTATTTATTCAGCATTTATGTGAAGCACCGCGCCCCGATTGCTGCGGCAACAATCTTACGGTTTTTATCACAGCGCACTCCCGCCGAAAAAGCGGAGCGTATTATGAATTTAATGGAAAAGGCGGGGATTATTCAGCGTCAAGCGGGGACAGAAACTTACGTTCCGCTGGCTAGGGAAATGCACGGGGCAGGTTAATCCCACCCCGCACTAGCTATCAAGTGGGCTTAATACTGAATACAGTAAAGCACACCTTCGTTCTTCGGGTTTGTTTCCGTTCCGCCAGTTGCGCCAGTATTTGTGCTAGAAGGTGCCGACTGATTGACTGGAACACCGCCTGCCGAAAGGGCAATCGTCGAAGACCCTCCTGCGGTATAAGTGTGTGTGTGGCTTTCAAACTGATCGTCCACAAAAGCAGCAAGGGCTTGTGCTGTAAGAGCCCCGCCATTCGGATCAGTTGCACGGCCATCGGTGATCCCGCGCAGGAACATTCCACGGAAATCAGGAAGCGTGAAGTTGCCCGCAGCCGCCGGTCCCCAAGTCGTGCCGATAGCCGCATACAAACCTGGATAAGTCGCTTGCGCAGGAGTGGCTCCGTTTGCTTTTAGCCAGCCAGTCGGACAAGTGCTTGTCGCAAATGCGGCAATTTGCCCAATCGCACTGCTCGAACCGCCAGTGACTTGCAGCACTCGCCAAGAGTTTGCGCCTTGATACAACACAGTCAAAGACGCGCCACTCGACACAACAATATTACCACCAGACGGCGTGGTGATATTCGCCCCAGCTACGACAGTGTTCGTGCCGTTAAACTGCAGAAAGAAAATCGTGTTCGCAGCCGCAGACGCACCGCCTGCGCCAAAACTTGAAATGCTGACGCCAGACCCTGTGACGTTCACGACGTGCGAACTTGAAGCGTTCAGGTCCATGGTGATGGCAGCAGGCACCGCATTCGCATAACCAAACAGCCGTGAGTTGTTGGTCACAAGATGGAAAACACCTGTGCCACTGTCATAGGTCACGCCGATGATGTTGCCCGACACCACCTCACCACCCGTCAGCGCAACCGTTCCGGTCGGCGTATCACGCACCACGCTAATCGCAGAACCGCCGTTGACTGTAAGCGTTAAGGCAGACGTGTTTGTAGCGCCAGCTTTGAAGTAAAAAGTCTGTCCATTCACATTTGAAAAGGCCGAAACCGTCACGGTCTGGGCGTTAGCCGTTCCGCCACTCGTCCCACCCCATCCCAAATTACTCGCAGACGACGTATCAGACGTATATTTCGTCCAGATTGTGTTATTGTTCGCGTCTTTCAAAACCTGGCAATACGCGCCCGAACCAAAAATCGTGGCACGACCCGCAGCATCCAGAATAATCGGGTTCGTGTTAAGCTGCGTCCCAGCTTCATTCTGATAAGTATTTTTCAGAACCGTGCATGTCGGGTAATTGCTGTAGAAATACACCTTGCCAGCAGCATAGGGCTTGCCCGTCGCATCGACGAATTGCTGTTGCCCGTTAGGCAGCAAGGTCGCGCCCCAGAGTGCAGATGTGCTATACAAAAAGGCCGCAAGGGCTCCACTTACCTTTTTCATTCTTGAACTCCAGTCAAAGGATTATAACTAATTCCCGCATGAAGCAGCGGCCTCACAGCTTTTCTCGCACCAGTTTTCATAGTTTTTCCAACTTTTTGTTCAAAGATGGCGCGCTTCATCCATTCAGGTTGAGAAGCTAACTCAGTCAACGCCCGTTTGCCAGCTATTGTAGCCCCTGCGGCAGCTACTCCGCCCGCAGCATAAGGCACTGCTTGTGCAAATAATGGGCCACCCGCCTGAAGGAACGAATTCACTATGGGCAACTCGGATGCAAGATAGGCATAACCGCCGCCATACATGCCATATCTTCCAAGAGCCGCCATCACGCCAGTTTCAGCGGGCTTTTTCATAACGGCTTCACCCGCTTCATTAACTTTCGGCAAAAACTCACCGATTGGACCAAGTTCTTGCAACGGAGAGTTAGCGGACGCCCCCTTGCTTTTAACTTTTTTCGCCACAGCTTTTGGATTAACAATCCCACTTGTGGTTGTCAATTTTTCCAAAGTTTTAATATCGCGATAACGAGAGTTCAAAGCGATTAGCTGATCAGCTTCAGCAGGAAAATTATCCCGCACAAGAGTATCGAGCGCATCTCGGATTTTTCCACCAAAATGCTTTTTAGTGGCATTATCCAGGCCTAAAAGTTTGTTGTCGATAATTTCTCCGCTCTTTACATAATTCCGATACATGGTGCCGTTCATGCGCCCAGTTCTTAAATCATCTCCAATTTTTGTAAGAATATCCATGACAGTGTTTCGAATATTTGGATCGCGGATGCCATACGCAGAAGTGTAAATGTCATAGAACTTCCGTCCAGCTGTTGGCGTGGGCGCTAATGTTCCAACAGAAGCTGCAAACGTATCATATTCTTTACCCGCTGCTTTTTTTGCAGCATCCCAACCTGCAGGCGTTAAATCTTTTGCACCAATGCTTTTCGCCAATTCTTCTGAATAGCGTTTAGCTTGAGCGTCAAGATTTCCTTGCGATGCAGTTTTTTCAAAGAATTGTTTAGCCTCACCCTTCGCAAATTGGCCCGGACTGACGGGGATTTTATATTTATCAAATGCCGCTTGTCCGAGAGCGCGTGCATTCCCTTCCCATTCAGGAGCAAACACCCCACCAGCTTTAGGTGTCAATGCTTTACTCAGGCCTGCACCAAGCACACCTCCTGTCAAAACATTTCTTTTAAACTGCTCTGCGAAAGGAGTTTCAGTATCCCCAAGTGTTCCGCCAAGTGCCTGACTACCAGCTTCAAGTCCAGTTTGAAGCGCAGCCTGCCCAGCGCCTTCGACTCCTGCAACCCCAGTCGGTCCTAACAATTCACCAGCAGTTTGCAAATAGGGTTCCGCCGCAGTAATAACTGGCGCAACTTTTGGAGCCAAGTATCCAGTTATTCTTGATGTAATTGGCGCAAGATACGGAGCAGCAAACGGAGCCACAACTTTTGCCCCACGCAATAACATTCCGGGCGAAACCATTGTGCCAACAGCTTCCGCGCCATAACCAGACAACGGATTTTGCTCTTTATATAGTTGTTCTTGCCGTTGAAGATCGTGCAAATAGGCTTCATATTGAGGTCCAGATAAACCTCCCGCTTTATAAGCAGCTCGAATCTGCGGGCCAAAACCAAACGCCGCGCCACTCGCAGCAGATTGCATGGCCCCCCACTCAGGAGCCAATTCACCGGGAGCAATCTTTTCGCCTTCACCCATAAACGACGAAAATTTATTAAGCGTCCCTAAACGTCCAGCAAAATTTAATCCACCTGTCGGATCAGACGGGGTATAGCCTTGAGGACGTTCATAGTGCATTTGAGCGATAGCAAGTTCTCTTGCATTTTTCGCATTATTAATCATATCCCATTCAGGACGAGAACGAAGTTCCTGCAAGGCAAAAGCATTTTGCTGTATTTGCGACGGATATTCCGTGCCAGCAAATTTTCGCATAGCAGTTAAACGATCAAGTCTGTGTCCGTAAAGGCCGTAACCAGTGCCTTGATCGTGCACGGCAGTTGGATCAAAATTGCTTTCAGAAGCTGCGGCGCCGGTCAAAAACAACGCTTCTTTGGGTGAAGCGCCGAGTTGAATTAAGCTATTGTATTGCGCTCGTGCCGGATCTTCGCTGCCCCTATAGGCTTCATTCACATTCCAGTGTTTTTTGCCTTGCTTTGACGCCTCAATCGCTCTTGCTTCCATAGGTGTGGAAGTAGGAGGAGGCGGAGCAGTAGTTGCTGATTGCGCCGGAACAGACTTGCCATACATTTCATGCCAAGTGCGTTCTGTATCACTCATCGGAGCAACGGGCGTCTCCGCAGGTGCGCCACTTGCCGGGGGAGCAGCTTTTTGACCCCCTTTTCCATACATTTCTAGCCATGTATTTTCAAGATCGACCATGACTATTCTCCTTGCTGCTCAAACTTTATTGCGCCGCTTTTGCGAAGAATTTCATTCCATTCTTCATCAAACACACTTGGATTAAAACCTTTAGTGCGGTGTCCCCTGTTTTCTCGTTCGAAAAAGTTGAAAAATTTCTGACGTTCTAGCACAGATTTATTCACCTTTTCCATATAATCGAGCATTCGTTTCACACCTCCCGGAGAAGATGTGAGCCCAGGGAAAATATCAATAAATTTCATCACTTCTTGTTGAGTGACTTTATTTCCAGACCCAACGGCTCGGCGCAAACCGCCAATAGCGGTAATAGCTCCAAGTTTTTCTAGAGCTTCCGCCGCTCCAACCCATTTGCTTGGATCATCCGACCCCGCTACAGCTTTACTGGCAGATTCGAAGAAAGGAATTGCCAATTTTTTCAAAGGCGATTTTTCTGGCAAATTGTCCAACAGCCCTTGAGTCTCATTTAACAACTTAACAGCCTGTGCTCGTATTTTCGCAGTTGGCCCTGTGCCGGTTTTACCGAGATTTTGTAGATCATTAATCAACGAGCGTGTTTCTGTAATGGCTTGCTGTGATGCCGCAGCGCCATCAGCCTCCTCACCGATGCTTTCTCGCATTTTCCCCCAAGCACTTTCAGGTTTTTGCGCTTCTTGTTCGCGCGTAAAACTCGTAGGAGCTTCAGCAAGACGACCGGCAGGGAGAGCCGAGGGTGACTCTCCCTGCCTAGCTACACCGCCGGTAGGAGGAGCCGACCCACCGAGCGTAGCATCCTGTTGGGCTGGCATCTGTTGTTCTCCTAACACATTCTGCAAAATAGGAGATACAGTGCCAGCCATAAAACGAGGCATCGTTATTTTTTTACCGTAAGTTGCAAAATCATTTGGGTCCTGCCCATATGTATCAACTTCTTCTCTCAGATACCCAAGATCAGATTTAGTGCGCTGCAGCGATTCTTGCGCTTCTTTTCCGAATTGCGCAGAAGAATATAATTGCTGTTGAAAGGCTTTTGGATTCTTTTTTGCAAGATCAACTAATTGCGCTGTATATGCAGGCAACTGCTTGCGGTCAATATATCCAATTCGTGCTTGCTGTGCGACAAGATCAGTTGCAATAGCGGACGGGTCTGCCCCGCCAACCTGCAATTTATTAAACGCATCTGCACTTAATCTGGAGTTTGCTTCAGTAAGATGCAGTTGATGATTTAATTGTTTATCCAAAGAGTCAGCCTGCACACCCGGCATTTGTAACAATGTGGGCATGTATTCAGCTAAAACTGGCGCAAGTTCTTTGTGGGAGGCTAAATCACCAAAAGCCCCGACGTGATCGAACTCGCCATTTTCAGGATTGAAATGCTTCTGCATGATCGCACCAAGCGCCTGCTTGCCAGCAAACGACATCGCCTGCTGTTCAGTCGCCTGTTGCGTCCGTTCCATCTCCGCAGCGCGAAGGCCCATAGCCTGCATCTGCTGCATATTTTGAAGCGGGTTCTGCGTGTTTTGTCCGGCGACCGGAGCCGCGTAAGTAATTCCGTCAGCCATCTTATTCTCCAAACCTTCTTAGTAGTAAGTCGGGATTGGGCGATCACCCAGGCCGCCTACTACATTTGACGGTAAATTACCGCTACTCCCGAAACCATATCGCAAAAAGTCAGGCAGCATTTGTGTAAATGTGGAACTGCTGCTGGCAGCAGGAGAGGGATCATTACGCTTTGAATAAAGAGATGCCAAATAAGGCACCTGCATTGCCGATCCCGCCGCGCCAAAGAGAGCATTTGTTCCTGCACCAAGCGATGTGCCAGCATTATAAATGCTTTGACCCAGTGCATTGCCTGCACCCATAGCTGCACTACCAATTTGTCCAGCCGCTCCTGTCGCGGCATTTGCAATACTACCAGCAGCGCCCAGGCCCATTTTTGCCGGATCAAACAGCATGTTAAAGGCTTGCTGATTTTGCAGCATGTAATTTTGAAGCTGCTGCTGAAAAGTCTGAGATGCTAGACCCGTGGCAGTTTTTCCAATGTCCTGAATGACATTACCGGAAAGCCCCATCCCACGCGCTGCGCCAGTATTCGCCATACCGCCAAGCGCCTGTTCCCGAGCCCACTGATAACCCGGAGTTCCTTCCAACTGCTGCTGAGTCGGAGCAAAGGTGGACATTAAAGTGTTGCCGCCACCACCGATACCAGCTTTTAACGCGCCTGTGCCAGTTAAAGCATCGGTAAGGATGCCAAGGGACTTAGAACCGGCAATCGCATATGGAGAAAGTGCTTCTTTTGCACGGCCATAACCAGTTTCCGCAGCATTTGCTGCTAGAACCGAGCCGAGCCATCCCATCTGACCGGCAGATCGCGCTGCATTAGCCTGCGTCTGCGAGCCCAACATTCCGCCAACACCGGAGAGTAACGATCCCCCTCCATACAAAAGTCCCATAGTCAAAGGGTCCATAATACTCTCCTAAACCAGCGTGATTACTTTGTAGGTGTTAGCACCTATCACGATTGTGTCGATCTGTGTCCAGCCATTCGGAATAAGCGCGGCGTCGGGCAGCAATACCGCCCCCGCCAAGGGCGCTCCAGTGGTTGCATCTTGCGTCGTCGGCACAGTGTTTTGAACAAGTGCGGAAAGAAGCAACTGCAACTGGCGCGAAATTGATCCGTCCGGCTGAATTAAGTTTTTCAAAGAGTTAGGGACGAGAGCACGTAGCATTTACGTCTCCATCTTCTCAACATCAATGAATGCACCATTTAACGCCGAGGCGCAAGCGGCAGTCCATGATAATTCAAATACGCGGTCACGGGCGAACCCTAATCTGTTCCAAGATGGGATTGCCTTGTATTGACCGCCTTTGCCCAAAGACTGATGCACACCATTTCCAAACGTCACTCCACGATCATCGCTCCAACGCAGCGTTAATTGCGGATTGATGCCGGGGATCGGCTCCGTGCCGACTTCAATATCGGCCATGAATTGTCGATAGCTAATACGATCCAGACTGCTGACAATGTGCGGGAAAGACCGCAACTTCAAAATCGCCGCGCCGTCGTCTGTATAGGTGTGCAGGTCCCAGTTGTAGAGTTTTCCGTTTTGCCAATCGCCGCAGATCGTTTTGCCGTAAGCAAACGCAACGCAGTTCGCCCGGTGACGATGCAACGCCCCGTTGTTGTCGAGCCAGGCCCGCTCATGCCAAAGCTGCGTGGACAAATCGTAAACCCAAGTATGATCGGCAGAGGGGAAAGTCAGCACATAGAAAATGTGCGACCCTTGCTGATACGTGAAACCGATCGCATCACTGATCGTTTCGTATCCACCGATGGCATCGCTGATCGCAGGAGTCGAGATGATGTCAGCCTTGTAAGCTGTGCCCATCATCACCAACGCTTCGCCGTTATTATCCTGCGACAAGAAGAAAATATTCAGGCCCCATTTCGCCAGCGACCGTTGCGCAGCAATTCCATGCTGCAAAAACACACCGGGGATCGGAGCAAAAGGAAATGGGTAAGTCCCGACATTACTCCAGACTTCCGTAGTCCGCCGACCGAAAGCCCAGATTTCTTTATGCACCACGTCAATAATTTGCAACTGGTCCGCATCGCCAGAGATCGTGGCGTAGCCAAGGGCCGGATAAGTTTCCAACCCAGAGTTGCTCGACTGAATGTTACCATTCTGTGTGCTCGACACAAGGAACGTGTCGATGTAGCGGATTTGATTTCCGCCTAGAAATTCCGCAGGGCTAAACGGCGCAAATGCCAGAGTGCCCAAATCCACACTCCAGCCAAAAAGCGAACCATCCAGAACAATCAGCGTGATCTTATTATCATACATGCTGACTTGGCCAGACTGCGTAGCGATGTTGCCCAAAGGCTGCAACACAAAACTATCCGGCACATAATAAACAGTGTCACCGATGACCGCAAAAAGCAAACCATTGCTTGCTGTATAGAGCTGGCGCACTTCCGCAACATTTCCTTGCGTAAGCGTCACCAGCCCTGGAGTGCAGTAATGCGTATAAGGAACCTCAGCGTCCTTCGTGTTTAGTTCCGGGTATAAGTTTATGCAACGCTGGGCGTTAGCGATAACGCTTCGCGCTTCATACGCACCTTGAACTAACTGAATCTGAGGCATCTTAAACCCTTACGCGGTAAGCAGCGAGAACCACACGTTGTTCGTAGCGGCGACAAACAGCACAGTTTTGCTATTCGCAACGCTGATACCAGTCGCGCCCGCCGTGCCGTTGATCGTGTCCGAACCATTGGCAAACACCTGCACAGCGTCCGCAGCGTCAGCGTTACGAAGCCACACAACGCTGCCTGCAACCGCTACCGGAAGAACAACGCTGTCAGCCGCCGTCGCAACAGTCGTAACCGTATTCGCACCGAGCACCAGAACAGGTGTAGAAGAATTACGCGCACCGCCAGCCAAAGCAGTGATACCATAATTCGTCTGCCACTGCGGAGTAGCCAACGCTTTGTTAATCGCATCACCATCTTCAAGACGAAAACCAGACTGAAAACGATTCGGGATAGCCATGATATTACCTCGTCTGGTCCGAGTAAATATTATAGACGCCCGGACGGACCAAGTTATCCGGCATCACAAGGCTCGGTATCTGCGCATTCGCAGACCGAATTGTTTGGAGCGCATCTGCAGCTAACCCTTCATACGTTTGGTCAGGCGGCAGGCGATAAGCGGCGCGCGTCCGTATCACAAGATTGTAATGGATCGCAGCGAGATATTCCGGCGGAAACACATACAACGAAGTCAAATTATCAAACATGCTCAACACGTCTTTGAGCACGATATGGACTTCGTAAAGGTTTGCCTGCGGAAGCGGCCAAGGATAAATGCGCCCAACCGGCCACGCGGAGTCATAAAAGATACATTGCGAAAACGACACCAGACTTTTCAGCGTGATCCTCGCGTAGTCCTCGTATGAGAACAAAATTTGAAGCGGGTAATCCACGTTTTGTGAATTGTTCGAGCCCGCCAACATGCGGAAATACGCAGTTTCAAGTTTATCCGGGCGAACCGACACATCAATATCGCAGCCAGGACCGACAGTGTAACTCTGCGCTCCCGTGCTCACCACGCTTTTATCGACAAGATGCCAGATCAGCCAGCGTTTCATACGCCACTGTGCGATCATCATGTTGAGGCGGATAAGCGCGTCGTTCACGTCTTCAGCCAAAAGCGTCTGACCAACGCCGAGCACACCAGCGTCTTTATACGCCAGATTGATAATGTCCAAAGCTGTGTAAGACGAAAAAGGCGTAGGGACAGTCGCGCCACAGCAACTTGTCGATCCCGGCAGAGTTTCAGCCAAGGCAAAGCAAGCGGTAAGCTGCGCAGCCGTCCATCCAAAAGTCGTCTGCGCCAGCAACGCCAAAGCATCTGTTTCTGCAACGCAAGTCGCAGCGTTAAACTGCACCCACGACGGGTCAGCTTTATCCGCCGAAACCGCTTGAAACAAAATTTCAAGGCTCGCCTGTTGAGCAACAGCCTCGAAAAATTGCTGACGTGAAACTGTTACTGCCATGTTTTACCCCTGCGCTTAATGCACAATTTCCCAAAAAACAGTCGAAGTATCTGTGGCGCTGCTGGAATCAATGTCGAAAGAAGTTCCAGCCACAATATTGCTAACCGACAAGTTGCCTAACACGCCGCCAGCCGTGCCTCTGGAAACAATCACCGTATCGCCCGCTAAAATTTCAGCAGTTATAACAGTGCAAGTGCCTGCAACAAGAACTGCTGTGCCCTGCCGTCTTTCCTGCGAAACAGAATTAAATCTTCGTTGCACATAATTATTTCCGCCACCATCATAAAAATAATTAGTGAAGGAACCGCCAGCTGCATTGTGGAATAAATCTGTGCGATAAGTATTTCGCACAAAATAATGAGTATAAAGATTGATAGTTTTGTTGCCTTCAAGATATGCGAATGCGGTTACAGTTGGCCCCAGCCCGTCAATATACACACCTATTGATCCTACTAAACCTGTTCCGATAATTCTGTTATTTTTAACAGATATATCATTTATAGTTCCACGAAAACCAACATCCACAACACCCGCAGAAGTCCCAGCCAATCCAGATGTAACAGTAAAAGCGGCAGTTGCCAAACCGGCATCAATCATGCTTGCCACCACATATGTGCCACTCACCGGCACCGGATCAGGGCCGCTTGTTTTGAAAAATCTAAGAGCCACAGAACTGCCAACCACAAAAGTCTGATACGGTGCGTCAATCGTGACGGCAACAGCGCCAGTCTGCGAATATGGCGTAGAAGCATATCCCTGAAAACCAACTTGATTTACGTTTATCGAAGCAGCCCCATTCACAGAGTTTCCTTCGATTACGAGATTTTCCATGGCTCCCGTGGCTTCATTACCAACCCCATATACAGTATCTGGAGGCGTATAAGTCATTCCAACAGTAATACGACTGTTGAACCCGAACACATTATTATTTCGGAATGCAATATTCTGGAAAGCATTATACACCAAAAAGGCAGTATCAACTCCGCTAATCACATTCGAATAAATTTCGATATTTTTCGAAGGTTGCTGCCAGTTATAAGCAAGCACAGAAATTCCAACCCCAAGGCGATTAAAGGGGTCTTCGAGCACATTGTTACAAATGACAATATTTTCGCAAGAACCTGCATAATAACCTTGCAAGTAAATGCCGTTATAACTAAGCGTAGCATTTCCAGCGATTGTGAAATAATTGCCGTCAATACGACCTTCTTTCACTGAGTCAATTCGCATGATGGATTCAGCGCAATTCGTAACAACATTATTACGAACGGTGAATTTCGGCACACTCTGATAAAAGTCGATAGCTCCAAGTCGATGACTAAAAGTATTATCACGACCAGAGTGATCTATATTGTTATCCGCAACCAACACTTCGCCAGTGATAGCTGCTAACAAGATAGATGGCACCCCGACAGATGCAGTCGGAAACGGGGTGTTCAAGAAAGTGCTGTTAGTGACATTTATATTCTGCCACGTCACCGCTTGAATGTGCTGACAGTTATATCCCTGATCTTGTGCAGGTGACGTAAACTGGCAATGATCGACAATCAGCGATCCAGCAGCACTATAACAATACACCGCATTTGTATAAAGATTTTCAAAAGAGCAGTAATACACTTCAATGTTTGTCGCAGATGTAGCAGTATAAACCGCAACATTGTAATTTGTCGGATAATCAGCGCCAAAATACTGCGCCAAAGTTCCAAACATCATATCAAAGTTGAAACCAAAAATTTTCACACCGCTGGTGGACGAAAAATCAAAATACGACTTAACTCGAGTCGCAGTTCCTTTGATAGTCGCTCCGTAACCTAGAAGCGTAATTCCTGATTTTCCCGCAAACACAACCGCAGACGTTGTAGTGCTAGAAGAAGTTAGGACATAAGTTCCTTGCGGAAATTCTAATGTCCCGTCAGTAGGCAACGCATCTACAGCAAGTTGAATGGCAGCTGCATCATCGGCAACTCCATCACCAACTGCTCCAAACCACTTAACATTCAAATTACCGTCATACACTCGCAACCATGCTGCCGATCCATCACCACCAGTCGGTAAAATGATTGTGCCGCCATTATCGACATAAGTGCCAGCAGGCGCTCCCGTCACGCCATAAAATTGCCCGCCTCCGCCATCACCGACAACATTATATCCTGCCACAGTCACGACTTCACCCGACACTGGGGGCAAAGCAGCTAGATCGGCAAACAGCGCAACGCCAACAGGCAGTTCAATAGGGTTCCAAACCCCCGCAGTATTCAGATAAATCTGCTGCGTGGCCTGATCTATGCCTAAACTGATCTGCGTCGGAGCGACCATTTCACCAATCCTTTAATTGCAGCTTTTATTTCCACCAGGCAACTTCGCAGCTTGCTGGAAAAATTCTATCATGTTCATGTCATCAAGTCCGAATAGAACTTGATACAGACTTGCAAGAGAGTCCGTGTTGCTGATGCAAACCGCAGAATTGTATTGTATCCAATTCGGATTGGCTTTATCCGCAGACACGGCTTGAAAGAAAGTCTCAGCGTTTCCGTTTGCAGCCGCTGCCGCAAGAAACTGTTGTCTTGAAACTTTCGATCCCATCGTCTCGCCTTATACAAAAAGTTGGTGGTTATATTTCAAACCACCAAACTTCTTAACCTTCTTTTTTACCAGCAGGGAGCGGCAAAGATGCTTTCGCCTTTTCCTGTCCTGCCTTGAGTTCCGCAAGTTGCTTTTTCGCAACTTCCAACTCCATAGCCTTACGATCAAGTTCAGCCTGAAGTTCATCTTCTCGGGAAATATGCGCGCCCGGAGAACCAGTGGTGATAAATTCCACTTCCTCTTTCGCGTTCCCAACAATAATCGGGATCGTCTTTTTCTCGTCCCGATAACCAACAACTTTCGGATATTCCTCAAACTTATAATCAGGGAAATCCATATTCTCGTAAACACCGAGATACTGCTGTCTTGTTTTAGCCATTTCCATGCTCCTTAAAGATGCCGGGGGCCGAAGCCCCCAGCTTTTTGCGATTAGATGATGTCCGCGACAACCACGGCCCACTCCGGGCGAACCCAGAGATAACCGTAAAGAACGTCCAGACGGGTGATGAACTGATCCGACTTAATGTCGAAGCCAGTGACCATACGGAGAGACACGCCGTCCATACGCTCACGAGCGACTTCCTGCATGTTCTTCGGCATTTCCAGATCGGCGGTCGCCATCGTGACGGCATCGGGAATAAACGCAAGGTTCTTGCGATAAACCGTGCCCGTCAGCGTCAGGCTGTTGATCTGCGCGCCGTTCGCAGGCGAAGCAGTAACCGTCTGATACTGAACCGGATTACCACCGGACGGCGGAACGATAGCCGGATAGATACCCAGCACACCGCCAGCGTAGCTCGTCACAACGAACTGCTGCAGTTCACCCGTCGAAACCTTGGTGATGCGGTTGACCGCGTTCACGCCAGCAAAGGTGATGATGTCGCCAACGGTGAACGACGAAGCGCCAATCGTGATGTTGATGCTCGTGCCCGTCTGGTTCGCACCGTTGACGGTCGGAGAAACACCAGCGACATACGTGCCAGTCGTGTGCTTAATAACGGTCTGATCTTCGAACCAGTCGAAGCCAATCGCGTTATAAACTTCACCCTTGCGATACTGCTCGGAGATTTCCGTCGCAGGATTGAGAAGACCGGACAGGTTCTGCACCGTGCGGGCCATGGAAACCGGATCAAGAATGAACTTGCGGTTATCCGTGGGGGCCGAACGCAAGGACAACAGCGCCTTAGCCTGCAGCCAAGTGTCGAGCGTCGGACGCAGCAGATTGCCAGCAGCGTCAAAGTTGCCAACAAGGTTCGAAACGCCGCCTTCAACGCCAGACATAACGTCCGCCGCAACCGCGCCGACCAGATTGTTCACCGCCGGAGCAAGAATGCGCTTGGAGTAATCGTCCAAGGACATCGTGCGCTCGGCAGAGTTGAACGACACGTCAACGCCCTTCTGGGTGGCGAGCGTCAGCGTGGTGCTGGTTTCCGCCGTATCCTGAATCTGCGCGACCGGACCCGTGCGAACGGTGTAGTCGTTCGGCAGGCGGATACGCAGGCTCTGGCCGATCTTCGCGCCGGTAATGGCGAACTGATCGTCATACTGCGTGTCGATATGCTGCAGGAACGAGTTGGTATTGACCCAGAGGCGAACGGCCTCACGGGTAATCATGTTAATTGTAAGAATTGTATTCGACATGGCCTACGGCCCTCCTAGTAAGTGCGCGGACGCGCTGTTCAAAAGCCAAAAGCAGGAGGGAGTCCTCTGCGTTTCGACGGTGCCCGCGTCCGTCACTTTGTCGGGCCAGCCCAGACCACTTACCCTGCGGCCAGAGAGGGGGGATCGTAAGGTGATCCCGCCTACCTTCTGCGACGAGTTGCCTCGTTGCGTAATCTTGCCCATTCTTCCATAGAAATGTTGGGATCGTCAAGGGTCGCCGGAGCAGACCCAATACCCTGCACTTTCGGAGTAATGGGCGGAGGAGCAGACGAAACACGTTTCGGTGCGTTCAATCCACTCGCTAATTTTGCGACCGCCACCGCCTGCCTTGTCGGCGGAAGCATCGCAATCCGCGCTGCTTCATCAGGGTTCTTTGCCAGATGATAAAGCACGTCCTGCGGATTTCCAGTTTCAATCGCAGCTTCTGTCAGCGTGGTCGGAATACCACCTAAAATCTGAGCCATGTTGTTAAGCTGCGGAGCCCAATCGCCAAACTTGTTCAGGCCCTCATTCCAAATCTTGTCAGTCGTATCTTTCCAAGCCTGATGTTTGGCGAGTTCCTGGGCCTGCCGGTGAATTTCCAACTGCACGGTGCGAGGATCGTAACCAGCATCCTGCGGCTGTTCATAAGCCTGCGGCTGCTGATAGTATTGAACCTGCTGCAGTCGTTCTTCAAGTTCACGCTTTTGGCGAGTAAGCTGGCCGATGCGGTCAAGCAGGCCCTGCGGGGGTTTCGCAGAGCTTTCATCGGGAGCAGCATCGTGGGGAACGCTATCTGCTACCGTTTCTTGACCAGCATCGGCCACAACGGGAGCCTCGACAGCGGCTGGTGCCTCTGGCGGTGCCGCGCCCTGCTCTCCGTCACTTTGGCGCATCGCGCCTTCCCAAAAATTCAGCATCAAAGTTTTCATGTTAGGCTCCTGCACCGTGTTTCATTTGAAGGACGCCCTCACGTCCTCGACGCAACGTAGCGTCTTTCACCAAGGCATCATATATCTCTTGCTTCAAGTTGTCATCCATGTTCGTAGTCAATAACTGCGTCAAAGTGGTCCTAGCAGCATCAAGATAAAGCGCCCAGCAACTTGAAACATACGCTTCACGATCTGGATACTTTTCATAAAAATCGTTTGAGCGTCCAGCATTCTTTTCATAGACTTCCTGCGCCATTTCCATCGCAGTTTTCGCCACCAGTTTATGGGCATGTGCGCCTTTTCCCGGCAACCTAATCAACGGCTCTCTTGACATTCTTGGCTCCTATAGTGTGAAGGGGGAAGTTCCCCCTTCTGTTAATACGGCCACGGGTTTGTGGCGTAATATTCTTGAGTGTTGCGGCCACGTTTGGCTTCTCGCTGTCCAAATAACGCATCAAGCGCAGCAGTAAACTGGTAATTCAGGTTAGGTTCAAACTGACCTGCATTATATTCTTCCGGGCGAGTTGGCGGCAACGGTGCACCCTTCTGTCCAGCACCTCTTGCTCCTTTTTGTGATTTACCTGTCGGTGCGGAAGGAGCCGCAGCAGCGCCCCCTCGACGTGAATAAATATCTAAAGGCGGAAGTTGCGCAACTCGGCGTTCGCTCGGCAATTCCACTGGCCCCATCTGACCATGGAAAGTCGGATGCAGAGCTGCAGCTTCCGGCGCATTTGTAGGCTGCAATGGATTATTCGAAAAATAATCCATCGCCATTGGAAAAGCTGCACCAGCGGCACCAATTCCGGCCATCGTGCCCCACGGCAGCCCTCCGCGTCCAGCATTTGAGACATAGGGATATGCCCCCGCAGCCATGCGAGAACCCATCGACGTTTCGCCGCCATAACCCGGACGACCCTGCGGGCCACCGATGCCATAGACTTCCGACCATTCACCCTCAATCGGGCCTCGCTCATAGCCCAAACGCGGCGCACCCTGCGGACCGCCAATCTGACGAGGAGCTGCACCCTGCGGGCCGACAGGCTCATAAACCAGTCCACCCTGCCGATACGGCGCAACTGCGGAGCCCATTTCCTCCGGAGTGTATTCGCCATACATTCCGCGTGAAGCACCTGTGCTCATTCGACCACGGCGATAAGCGTCCATCATGTTCTGATCGAACTTGTTCATCGGCGTCGGACCAGTAGTCGTGCGGCCCATGCCACCCGGAGCATACGACTCAAAGTCCGTGACAGCCATTTCCGGCGCATAACCCTGCATACCAAACCGCCCAGTCGAAAGGCCGACTTGGTTCTGCTGGAACGGCGTCATCGGACGCATCGACGTGCCCATTTCCGGCGGGACATTGCGATAATACGGCGCAGCCGGAACAGGCTCCGGGGGCATATAGCCAATTTGCGGTCTAGGGGGAAGCACTTCCCCTTCGATAGCCGCAGGCCCTGCAATTTCACGGCGAGCCGCTTCCTGCGCTCCTTTTTTGGCCCCAGCTTTTGCACCTTTTTTTGCAAGTCCTCTCAGCGCCGCCAGAGGCAAAAGGTCCTCCGCAACACTTACAGGATTCTGCCGAAATGTTTCCATCGCAGTCGGCAAATTTTTATAACGTCTGGCATAATGCCCATAAGCACGAGCTGCTGCCTCTTGCGGGTGCATTGCATAATAACCAACACCCTGCGCAGCCTGGAGAGGATTTGTGGCTACATCATACATGCCCTGCGCGGAACCCATTAAACCTTCCGGCACATTGCCGAGCACTTCATCCCAGTAAGCCATCTCAACTCTCCTTCGTAACGCGGGCCATCATTCCGGGCATTTCCGGGTGTGGCGCATAAGCATGTCCATCTTCTCCACGAAACGCGCCTTCTGGCATTTCGTGATCCTCAAGCGGCAACGCCATCTGCCGTCCCGGCATCTGATCTTCGTGCCCTTCGTAGGTATCGCTGATCGGGACTTCGGTGCTTTCCTGCACAGCCTGATCGGTAATTTGCGCGTTCTGCTGCGGCGACATTCCCACATTCTTGAGTAGAATGTCCAGACGTTTAGTGATCGCGTCGTAAACCTCGACCTCTCTTTTTTCGAGTCTCGCCTGGGATTTGCCTTTTTCCTTCGCCAACTCATCCATAGAGGCTTGAAGGGCCTGCTGCATCTGCTGAAGTTGTGCGGCAAGCATCTGCTCGTTTTGCGACGGGCCTTGACCGAGCGCCTGCGGGGGAACCATGCGCTTCAGACGCTCTGCCGCTTCTTCCGCCATCGGGAAGTCGCCAGCGCGGAACATGATGTCGCCAATAACGCTCGTCAGCGCAGGGTTCTGCGTCAGGATCAGAGTCAGCGCATTAAACGCTTCCTCACGTCTCGTCGCATAGCCCGGACCCACATCAGCCAGCACTTCATAACTTCCGACCGCCGGGTTCAGCACCCGCCCGATCACTTCATTATTCTCATTCAATTCCAGCATATGCGCTTGCTGCAACTGCGGATCGAGCTTGACTTCCAGACTCTCATTGTTCTCAGCCAAAATCATCACAACACGGTTGGTGTCGTAAACTTTCGGCACGAGATCAAGAATGATCTTACCAACCTGCCGAATAGCAATCGCCAGATGGTCGATAAAATGATAAGTCGCACGATCTCCCTGCCGTTGCCTTTCGGCTATGGCTTTCCCCGTGCGTTCATTTCCCTGCATACCCAGTTGGTTTTCGTATTGCCCGGAAACCATCTGCATTTCAACATTCGCCACTTCCATGCCTTTTAGCGCGACCGGCGACGGCACAGGTGGTTCAATACGAGAAGGTGGAGGCAAAGGCTTACCATCATCTCCAACAGACTTATAAGGCAGATACGCATGATTTTGGCGATTCGCCGTAGCCCAGTATTCCTCAAAGCCTTCTACGCTTTCCACTCCAACGATCCATGGAGTTTTGGACTGCAAGGCTCCGTATTCTACTGCAGCAGACGCCCAATAGTTATACATACGCTGAGGGTCTTTTAACGCACGGGTGTGACCTTTACGGTCCAGCCTTCCCTCAATAATCGTTTCCTCACCAACAACTGGAATAATCGGAATGGTCTTGCCAATCCAAACCTTTTCTTCTTCCTGCACCACATGATTACCAACAATAAAGTGGTAATGGATCACACGGCGAGTCACGTCACGTTTACGGGTCTGGGGATCATCAAAAATTTTACTTTTCGGATCGACCTTCCGCAAGTCCGAGGCCATAAGCGTCATTGGCTGACCATTCGGACCATCGAACATCAGCAGTTCATCGTTCACGTCTTCCGCTTCAAAATATTCCGCAACGCGAACATGGTCCTCGTCATACCAGCCTTTTTCGCCAACAAGAACTTCCTGCCCAGCAAACTGCTTATACTGCGGATATTTCTGGTCGAACAAATCTTTCGGCATGTCTTCGAAGATAAACGCAAAGCGCGCATCTTCTTTCGCCGGAGCCTTCGCGTCCGGGTCAATATAAACCGTCAGCGGGTCTGCGATACTCGTGATATAAATTTCCTGATCGAACGAGTTCTCGTCCACGTAGTCCGTGTTGACACGCAGATAGCCGATGCCAGCTTCGACCTGAAAGCGCGTGGCGTAATCGTAGTGCGCCGGGGCATTTGACTGATACTCAATGTGTCTCGCGATTCCGTCCCAAATTCGAGCACTTTCCGCTGTCGCACCATTACCAGCAGCACGATACTTAATTCCCGGCTTATTCATCTTCGCATCGTTAATGATGTTCAGATTATGCTGACGGGTCTTGTTGATCGTTAAGGCAGGACGCTCATCGCGCTGCCGATCATTCCACATGCGCGTCGGCCACTGATATTTATTGTCAGCGTCCGCATTCGCAAAACGAATGTCATCCATGAACAATCTGCGGGCGTAGCTTTCCCAGCCTTCGCAACGCTTAAAACGCTCTTGCGCACGTTTCAGGACTTTCTGGAATTTATCGCTGTCAACTGCTTGCCGTGCCATTTATCCCATCCATCCCAGGCTTTCGCCCAAATTCTGCAGCTTACCCATTAACCCGCTTTGACGCTTTAGCGCCCCCGCCACCTTACGACTGCGCCCATCCGATCCGCCTTCGTTCGAGGCAATAGCCATGTATCGAAAAGCGTCAGCAGCATGAGACGACCAATCATGCACAGGTTCCGCGCTGAACGTCTCAGTCACGGGGTTTTCTTCGTAATGATAATGCCGAAGAGCGTGTAAAAGCCCCTTCTCACATTTTGCGGCATCAAACCAGCATGTCGGGAAAATGCTTCTCGCCGCAATAATCCCGTCGAACTTGCTCAACCTCGGCACGATCCGAACCTGAAAACCCGCATCACGCATCTGCTCTTCTATCGACTTCTTCGAACCTAATGTCTTGGCCCGAGCGTCATGCGGCAACCAGCAGATACCATAGTCATAAAGTTCGCCCGTGGAGCCCCTGCGTGTGCGCAGCACATGAATGTAATGATCTAGCCCTTTGAGTCGATTCTCGTAAAAGTCCACGACTCGTCGTTGCATTCCGACGTATTGCTCGAAGATAATTGCCGTGCTGTCTGACCGGCCAAGATCGAAATACAAATTAACAGCAGAGCTAGAATGGTGAGGAACGTGTGTGATACGACCTTCTTCAGCGCAGTCACGAAGTTCGTCCGCATAAACCGCTCCTTCCAGACTTTTTCGGCACTCCCCTTCCCACACATGCAAATACGCATCGCGGTCGCGGACTTTAAGATCGAGCATTTCCTGCTTCAAAACCTGCGGAAACCACGGATTATCGCGCCATGAAATCTTCTGCACAATCGCGTTCTTCGGCGGCTGCAGCACAAATCTCACATACGTATCATCGCTCTCAAGCTCCGGGTTAAACGAAGCCCAGATTTCAGAACCTTCCTTACGGATCGTCGGAATAAGCACGTCCCACGAGGTCTTCGTGACTTTATTCGCTTCTTCCACCCAGCAAATGTCCACACCTTCATATGACTTAATCTTCGTGACATTGTTTCGAATGCCCTCGAAAGAAAATTCCGAGCCTGTAGACGGGCAATAAATTCTTGCCTGCTCGATCTGATAAAAACCTTGCAGTCCTAAAAGATCAATCTGGTCACTTAAAACTCTGTGCACCGAGTCACGAATTGAGTTTTGTAATTCACGAGCACAGAGAATGCGAAGGGTCTTTTTTGCCGCAAGCAGCACCAGTGCCCTCGCAATTCCCCATGACTTCGCGCCACCACGACCGCCATATAAAACTCGATAACGCACAGGCAAACCATTGACCTGCGGCCAGAACAAGCATTGCAGCTTTTCCGGCCACTCAATCACTTTTGCATTTTGTGCGGTTAAGTCCATCTTATACGCAATCCGTAGTGGGCTTATTTCTTCTTGCCGACCTTGGCATTGTAAGCAGCAAGGCCCTTTTTGTCCATCGCCTTGTCCTTGGCAGAGCCTTCTTTCACGCCCTTTTTCTTGAGCGCTGCGTCCTTTTTCTTGTCCATCGGCGAGCGTTCCCACTCAGCCATCGTCATTTTGCCCTTCGCCAAATCAATTACCTCCCGGCTGCTTGCTGGACTTCAGACTTTTCAATTCTTTCTGCTGCGTATTCGGGGCGATACCGCCTTTGTTCGCCTTCGCAGACATCAGTTTACCCATGTCATGCTTCATGCCCATAACATGACTTTCACGATCCGGGCGTTTATGGTCACAACACTTTTTCATATCAGTCTTCCTTTCTTGTCCGATCCCACAACTTAAACGTAATCTGCAACGTCAGATAAATGCAACCCAAAATCGGGACGAAAATCGCCGCGACATCTGAATACGGCTTTATCTGTTGCAACCACATCGGTGACGTTATCGCCGCCCCCGCAACAACCCCTCCTACCTTTTCATTTGTCGTCGTAAACAATGCCCCAACAAGATCGGGCGTCGAATGATCTGGGTGCATTGGCATTGTTTTCTCCAAATTACGGGACATAAACCGGCTGGCCGGTGTTGACGTTATTACCAGTCGCACCGCCATCAACAATATTGGTGATCGCGGCAGAATTAATAACTTTCAAATTCCGCCTTGCCGCTGAATCAACGAGCGAATTGCCCTGTAGGCAGACGGAAAATGTGTTACCAGGGGCCGGGATCATCGTCATAGAAATCGCATCAGCCGCGCTTTGGAAACTGCCGATATTATTCTGAACAACAAACGTGTTCAAAGTCGATCCCGCAAGACCTCCATCATAGCGCATACAATATGTGCCATAATCTGCGTGGTTGTTGCTAAACTCTATCGTAGCAAATTTACCGTTATTCGCGCTGCCACCTTGTGCAATATCCCAATGAACTGTAGCCGCATCCACCGCACGGGTTATGTTATTCACAACCCGCAAATACGCGAGCGTATCATTCGGTTGGGTATAAAGGGCCGCCAATGGCTGCGTAACTCCCGCACCCATACCCTGCATCAGACAGCCGCTTACTTCCAAGCTCGCACAATACGACAAAATGCCATACAGCACAGGATTATAAATCGAACAATTATTAATCTTCACTCTCGAAATCGTGCCACTTGTCCAGGTTCCAGTAAACGGGTCCATCTTTACTCCGACATACGGCGACGTGACGGTGCAGTTATTAATCTGAATATCGTCGATATTTACCGTCAATCCTACCGGCGGTGCCGAGTCGTTAACCAACTGGAAAAGGAAACCGGAATTATTTATCGACGTTCCCGGCGAGGCATATATGATATTGCAGTTGGATACGGTAACGCGGCGAACATCGCTTTCAGTCTGCGGCGCAACAAATCCAATCCCATACGGCGTATCCGCGCCGCCAGTCGGCGTGAGTCTAAACAAACAATTACTAATCTCAATATCGGTTGAAGACTGAATAATCATTCCACCGTATGCCGGATTAAGGCTGGTATATCCAACTACAGCGACATCGCTCGTCTGCGTTAATTTCACGCCAAACGAATATTCACTCTGACATCCCGAAATGACATGGGAAAATCCACCAGAGATATAGTGCGATGCGGAAAATCCCGGCCAAGCAATACTCGCAGACGTGCAGGCGCAGCCTTGCATCAATCCATTATAACAATTTCCGAAATAAAACACCTTCACGTTATAATTTTGCGCGTGACTATTCACCAGTCGAACATGGTTCGAACTTTGAATATTAAACACCGCATTCGGTTTCGTCGCCACAGCGGTCTGTGAGTTGAGCGCCAGACAGCCATCAACGAGAAGATTAGCCGCATAAAACGTGCAAACAGGGCCGCTCGGAAAATTTGTGAACGTCACATTCCGAATAGTCACGTTGTCAACTGAAGAACCGACTGCTCCATTCACAAAAACAGCACTACCGATCGGCGATCTAACGAGCCCTGCACCACCGCCAGTCCAATCCGCCACCGGAACCGGCATCCCCGTGCCGTCTAGTTTATTCACTTCCAGCGTCGAGTTCGCACTCAACAGCACTAAGAAATTATCAGCATAACCCGCTGCGGCTTTTATCGTGCCGGGGCCATACAACTTAGTATTCGCCGGGAGCGTAATATACGAGCCAATCGCATAAGTTCCAACTGGCACATACACCGACGTGGAAGCTGCCATCGCCGCCGCAAACGCTGCAGTATTATTCGCAACGCCATTACCGTTTCCACCAAAGTCATCAACACTCACGCTTTGACGTAGTTTAGTCTGCACTGTTTCCGTAACAGCGCCAGCGCCACCCTGCGTATATCCAACCAGCGAAGACCCACTGCTTGCCGCCAGCGCAGCATAGGACACTTTTTCCGTGTCAAGTTCGTTAAGCGCGCCCTGCACCGTCGTCGCTGCGATATTGCCTGCCGGAGTATTTGCGATATAAGTCGCTTGAACAAGTTCACGTTTCCAGCGATTACCCTGCGCATCCACAATCACAGTCGTGCCGTTATCCGGCGTCGTATGATCCGCAGCGTCAAGATAGAAAAGTCCACCGCCATCGCCCAACACCGTGTTATAAACCAGCGCAAAAATTTCAGGGCTATTAGCCGCCGGTTTATTCCACGCCTGAAGTGCCGCAATATTCGTTATAATATTAACAACGCCATTCAATCCACCAACAGGCAGTGCAGCAAACGATTGCCACGTATTCACATCTGTGGCGATGAAATAAACACTATCCCCAGCGCCCAGATAAATACCAACATCACCCGGAACTCCGTCAATCGTCGATCCGCCTTCCGCAAACACCACGACAGTATTCGGAGCATCATTCACGATCCACAGCAGCCGCCCCGGAAGCGCCTGTTCAATCACCACACCCGCATTCGGAGCGGACGCCGCTGTGATCTGCGTAACAGTATCAACGATCTTTGACGACGTTAAAACCGTTCCACCCGCTTTCGCCGCCAGACTTGAAGTCGTAGACCATTGCGGATTTGCAACTCGATCATTCAACTGATTTCCGTCAGTCAGTCGATACCCAGGGGCGAACGGATCAGGCGTCGTCATCTTTTATTCCTTTACGAAGGCTGAACTTCTGACGTTTCCGGGGTCTGCATTCCCTCCGGCAGCAACTGCGGATCAGCCTGCTGTTTCATTTCCGCGATAATCTCAGAAACTTCCACGAACGGCAGATTTCCTACACCCTTCATCACCACATTCCATTTTGCAATGGTCAATTCAATTTTAATCAACTTTTCCATTTTTGGCTCCTTCCACACTCATTCCCACGGCAGCGGTGGACTCACCACGGGCGGATTGATCTGATTAGCAATCTGCTGGTCAAGCGCCTCAACCTGCGCCGAAAGCAGTTCAGGGCCGAAAGCATCTTCAAGCCAGCCGATGACCAGCTCTTCAGTCAAAGCAGCGTAAGGCGTGAACGGCGCTTCGGGATCAAGCGTCACGGGCTGCGCGCCATAGATGCCGGCATTGTAAGTGCCGTCCGTCGCCTGACGACGCCAATGGACGGTGAACACAACATCTTCCTTGCCGTCCTGTTCAGGATAGCACTCAAGTGCCGAGATGAGCCAAGTGTAGGTGTTAGCCATGATAATTCCTTATGCTGCGCCAAGTGTCGTAATAGTTCCACCAGAACCACGGTATTTCAGAGCACCTGCTTCAACATACAAAATGCCGCCTGTAATGTTGGCTGTTGGCGCGGTGCCGTTCGAGATGTTGATGGTCTTAGCGGAAGTTGTGGCAGCATTGGTAACGCCCACTAGCAAATTGCCGTTCGCGTCGAGCGTCATTATCTGCGTAAATGTGGCGGTATTTCCTGCGGTGCCGGAGGGTGCGGTGTACCATTGAAAACCACCGCTTCCGGTTTCATTTCGGCTTGCGTAGTCAGTATTTTTATAAATCCAGTTACCGGCAGTGTTTCTGTAAGCGTTTTCGGAAAATCCAGTGGATTTAGTGGCTACACGCCCATAAAATGAAGAGCTTATGCCAATGTCCAATGACTTGTAATCGGTGGACCAAGCATTCGGCGTTGCGGCCAGTCCAAGGTGGCCAGAAGCATCTAGCGTCAATGCCTGCGTAAAACTAACAACATTACCCGCAGTGCCTGAGCCTGCAATAAACCAAGCATGGGTTGCCGTGCCATTCAACCCACATTCATACTTCGCAGCAGCCGCTGTGGAGTTGTAAATATAATTACCGGCACTGTTTTGATAACAGTTAAAAGTATGCAATGCTGCGCCGGAAGATGCCTGCGCAACAGCGGTCAAAGTTCCAATTTGGACAGCTTTTCCCACCCACGCAAACGGCGTATATCCGACAGCTAACACCGTGCCATCAAAAACAAACGTGGCTGACGAATTAAAAGCACTTGTGGCATTTCCATACGGAATGCGCCCTGCCGCCAAAGTCGTCAAACCCGTGCCGCCATTCGTAACGGCCAGCGTTCCACCGAGCACAATCGCCCCGTTTGTCGCGACAGCAGGGGTAAGTCCAGTTGTTCCCGCGCTAAACGTCGTAACTCCTCCGCTTGCCGGAGTAGTCGAATAATCAAACGTCCCTGTGAACGGATTGAAAACCCATGCCATGATTTTAACTCCGCGTCACGGTCAGCAGATTACCCGAACCATCATACGTCATCGTCAACGTGGTGACTATCGTGCCGCTCGCCCCACCCAACTTATACACCACAGTCGTTAAATTGCTTCCCGTGTAAGAACACGAGATATAATCGTATTCCGCAGGACTTAACGGCTGAAACGCCACAACCGCCGGGGCATAAGTGCCCTGTCCATCAGACATCGGAACGAGCTTTGTCGCCACGCCCGTCTGATAATCATACATTTTTGCGTCAGGGGTGATCGCCATGATCTGTTCCTCAAATCTTCAAGCAAATTGCCTAAAAGGTGAGGGGCACTAGGCCCCTCGCGCAATTCTTAGTTATACGCCCACGCATAAGTCGTCGCGCCGCCAGTGTTCGTGCACATAACCGTGCGCGAAACAGCGCCCGTCGCGCTAACAGCCGAGCCATACGTGCCGGTGCCATACGCCGTGCCATTCGTGACGGTCGCCAGCGAACCCAGCGTCGTCGCATCGCAAGTCGGCAGCGCCGCAATCGTCGAAGACGGCAGCTTGATGTAGGTCGAAACCGAACCACCAGCCGACAGCACATACGAACGCAGCTGCTGAACCTGGATCATTTCGGTCTGCGGATTGACGCCGCCGCCACCCGAAGTCATCGCAGTCGAAGCGACGGTCTGCGAAACGCTAACAGTCCACGTTCCGCCCGAACCCGACACAATCGCCGTGCCCGGAGCGACATTCGCGCCAACGATGTTCTGTCCGACATAAATATTGCCGGTGATGCTCGTCGCCGTCAGCGTCGTTCCAGAAATCGAGCCCGTGAAGCTCGCGCCAGACGCAACAGCGCCCGTGTCCGCAGGGATGTATTCAAAACCAGTCAGCGGGGACGTAGAAAGCGGATAACCCGGAAACTGACCAGCAGCATAGGCGGAGCCCGCACCCAGAAGCGCAAGCAGTCCGCCGACAAGAGCAACCTTTTTCATCATTTGCCTCTTATGAGCGAGATAGCTCCGCGCAGTCCGTCACTCTGCACGGGATTTCCAACATTCTGGGTGACGCCAGACTCAAAATCAGGATTTCCCGGCACAAATCTGTCCGGGGCCTGATAATTTGCATTGCCCTTGCGAGCTTCTTTGCCGAAAGTCCCAGTCTTCTCGTCGTATTTATATTCCGTCGAGTGCTGAGTGCGGCTTGTGTTCACGCCACGGAGCGGGCGTTCCGCAATTACTTTTCCGCTGTTCTTGCCATTTGCCATTTTCTCATCGGCGCAAGCGCCGCCTTCTAAGCGTATGCTGCCCGAGGCGCTTACGGGCCTTGGCCTGCGAGCATACTGGCCCCTTTGCCGCAAGCCGTCAATGCTTTTTGCCTCTAAAAATAGTCAAAAATGGCTCTGACCTAACACCAATTTCAAAACATTGTGCAAAACAATCGTCACAATTCCCAGCCCAACCAGCCGGATAGCGAAATACAGGAAAAATTCCCAGTCTGGCGGTAACATTTGCCCACCTTTCGCCGTCAAATCGGCATTCGCTCCATCCAATGCAGCACCGGGATGACGCCTTGCGTTTCCGCCCGCAAAATCGCCCCCTTCAAGCTGGTTTCGACCAGTTTTGTATCAGGGCATTTGCTTAAATGTCTCGCGGCCACGATCCCAAGAGGCTTTTTATCCGGCCAGACCTTCTCCACAATCGGAAAATACAATTCATGCAGCTGTCTCATGCCTTGGTCAACATCAGTCAACTTGCATTCAATCACCACAATCCGCTTTTGCCCTTCAATAATCAAGTCCATCTGGCAATGTCCAGGCCCGTTCAAATCCTTAAATTCAAACCACTGCCCGTGTTCCGCTCGCGGGATCGCCGCGCTTAACGCCTTTTCATAGCGCAAGCCTGCCGCTTTCGACCCTTTCGGCCTGCTTTTCGGGATATGGGCGGGGCGCAAACACCTCGCCGCATAAACCAGCCCGACCACTGCGCGATGATACACCTTTATCCCTTCGCGTAAGGCGCTTTCTTTTCACCGATTTTCATTCCAGCCTTTTTCGCCGCTTTAACCGCAACAGCTTTGCCTTTCGCATCGCCCCCGCCCATCGCTTTGCCGTTCTTACACGCTTTTGTTTGCATCTTCGCCATGTCTTTTCTCCGCAACCCAAACCCAGATTTCCTTTCCCCTCACCTCCAGCATCAATTCGCCGTTCGGATGATCTTTCGGGGAAAACTGCAAAAACCCATACGCCCGGAGTGGAAAAGGGCCGCTTTCCACCGCTTCAATTTCCAGCAGCCCTTCAAACACTCCAAGCCGATACCGAGTCATTTCTTCTTCACTTTTGCGGGCAATCGCTTGAGCGCACCTTTGCCTTTAACCTCAAATTCTTTGCCCACGCTCTGCGGGATGCACAACCGCTTCGCAGCCTTCGGGTCATGCGCCACCATCGCCATGAGTTTTGCTTGCGCTTTGCTTTTCGCGGGCATATCAAACTCCTTGCATCGTCACAATCACAGACGGGATCGCGGGGCGCGCAGGGCTCACGCCCGGAACCGCCGGTTGCGCTGCCTGTGCAAACAACCTCATATTCACATCCAGCGACCACCACGCCAATTCCAAAAAATCCCCTGCCGCCAACGGCAGCACAAAATTCCACGCCGCCACGACTTTCGCGTTATTATTGTTCGCATCACTCGTCGTGTTCGACCACGCCAACGGTTGCCCGTTCTTTTTCAGCCAAATTTCAAACGTGTCCTGCCCGGAGTCCGTTTTATCAAACTGCGCAGAGAACTGCAGATTATAAACTCCCGCTCGCGTGACAGTGATCTGCGAGCCCCCCACAATGCTAATGCCCAACGACGAGTCCACCGTGTTGAACGTCATAATCTGTTCATTCGCCGCCGTCGCCGGGGGAACCGCTGGCTGGATTGTCGTGTCATACGCGGATATGTAATCGCTTGACGGGGCCAACGAAATCGGAATAAACGAGTAAGTCCATTTCCGAAGTTCCTGCGCCACAAACAAACACGCCGTGCTTGCGCGCTGCGAAATCCCCACATCGCCCGTTGTGCCGTCGATTGCTGACCCGCCGTCCGCAAAAACCCGCATGTCCGTGGCGGAATTATTGTAAACCAGCACGACTTTACCCGGAAGCGCCACCGGCAAAGTCACGCCTGCGCCCGTCGCCCCGACCGTCGCGACATTCGCAATCGCCTCAGTGATCTTCGTGCTCGTCGCCCGCGTCCCGCCTATCGTGGCCGTCAGGGGCCTGCTATACGACCACACCGGGTTCGCCAGCGCCCCGTCCAAATCCTGCCCATCCTGCAGGCGCTTCCCAAAGTCGAACGGTTGCGGAAATGTCATCTTTCATCCCTTTCCTAAACAATCTTACACGCAATCAACTTTTCTTTATTTTCCAGCCACGCCTCACAAACAAATTCATACCCGTCCGCGATAATCAGCCCGTTACTTGCCCGCACCAGCAGCACAACCTGTTCCGCTCCCGTGAACTGCCGATATTCCATTTTTGCTGCCCGAAAAATATCTTTCACCTTGAAATATTGCACATTTTCCCGGCGAAGTCTATCCACCAAACCTATCGCTGTTTCGCGACTAAAATGCAGCGTCAAATAATCTTCCGCAGCCGCAAAGCCATCTTCAATCATTTCGACACCTTTTGCTTGTTGGCTGGAAGCCACCCGCATTTCAGCGCCATGCCGACTGCGTTATGCTCTTTGATCTGCGCAATCGTCGGGGGCGTGTCGTGCTTTGAATAGTAAATCGCCCGAGCCGCCTGACAAAACGACACCCCTTGCGTCGCATCAGTCCCGTCTAAAGGGGTCGTCGTCTGACACGCCGTCAGGGTTGGCAGCAATAGAAGCCCGCACAGCTTCCCGCGCCGCGACGGCGATCTGCGCGTCTTTGACTTGGCGTCTAAGCGCATCCAGTTGCTCCTGCACTTTTCCCGCATTTGCCAGATTTCGAGCGTAGAGGAACTCGAAAATCTTCCCGACCGCGCTGAACAAAGCGCCCAGCACGGTCAAAAGCGCGGGGATCACTGACCCTTCGTCCCGCCAGTGACGTTCCAATCTTTCGCCGCCAAAAGACCAACGCCGATCAGCGCGTTCTGCAGATCAACCCAGTTGATGTCTTTCGTCTGCCACGCATGAGCCAAAACCGAAATCAACGTAAAAATTCCCGGCAGTGTCGTCATCCAATTCGTAAACATTTTACTCTCCAAAAGGTTAAGGCAGCCCGCCTAGTTACACGGACGGGACGTGCCGTCCCGTAGCCAGCATTCCACAAACTTCGCATCATCATGAGTGCTTTGGCATCCGGCCAGCAGCATAGCCGTCCCGAACAGCACCAAACACGCCAGCATGGCGCAAATCACAAATCTTACAGCCTCTTGCAGCATTTCACGCCCCTTCGTTGAAGCGGACATTTAAGCGGACTTCTTCACTGGTAGAGCCGCAGGCGCGGAGGGCGCGGCCACGGTCTGATTGGCCTGTTTGAGGGCGTCCTGAAAAGATCGAGCGTATCCCGCGATCAGGCGGGCGCGGTCCTTGCCGTTGATAATGCGCCGCGCCGCCACGTAATCGCACTTGCCGGGGCCGATGTAATCCGACAGTTTCTTGCCCGTGAACATGCCCAGCACCATGCCCCGAAAGGCAATGTCGAGCGCAGTCGGCCATTCCAGCGCCTTATCCGCCGGATCAACTTTGAAAAGTTTGTAATTGCGTTCCCAGGTGATTTGCACGAGGCCTCGGCCATAAAACGGGAAGTAAGGCTTTGATTGCAGGTATTTTTGTCCGCCCCGCTCGCGAATGGGCTGCATTTCGAACGCCGTTTCGTGCACGACAGTGGCGAGCAGGTATGCGAGTTCGGCGTCGGACATTTTCGGCCATTTGGCCTCGCGATAAGCAAGGATCTGGTTGATGCCGTCCACCTGACGGGCCGTTAGCCGCCCGCCGAAAACCGCCCTGCGGACTCGCTCGAAAAAATACGCCTCGTTCATTTCGTGCTCGCCCGCATATTGTCCACAAGGTTCGGATAAGGCCGCCCCGCCGCTTTCGCTGCAGCTTTCGCGCCCGCCTTTTGCTTTGCAGAGAGGGCTTTGGGCTTGCCTAACGCCTTGGGCCGGGGTTTTTCCCACACCTCTTTTTTGTGCGAAGTCATCTCAGCAGTTCCACGCTTTTAACGATTTGTTGATCCGCGAGTTCGGATCGCGGGCTGTCTTTTCGCTCGTGAGCTTTTTCTTCATCCCAGACATCCGGGCACAAAATGACTTTTTCCGTCCAGCTTCCGCTTCAGATTTGGGGTGCGGGGCGGGAGGTTTTAGCCCCGGTTTGCCCTCGGCTTTCGCTTTCGCGTTATAAGACGCGCGCCCTTTGGCGTTCAGGCCCCCCGCTGGGTTTTTGCCTTCGGCCCGTTGCCACGCTGGGGTTTTAGCCATGATGGTTTCGCCCTTTCGCCATGTATTCTGCGCGAAGTGCGTCCCGCGCCGCTGCGTCCGCTTCCCGTTTTGCGACCGCCTCGCCCGTCGCGTCAAATCGCGCCTGTTGGATTTCGGCAGAGGTCGGGACTGGAACGGGAGTGTGGGGGACGATAGGCTCCCCGTCAATGTCGATACCGGGGGGAAAGCCGAAAGACTCGGCAAGAGGGGACCTGACCACTTCGCGCTCGTCTTGTGCGAATGTGGGCAGAGCCGCGGGCGCCTGGGTTTGAGGTGCGGGGATGAGGGTTGCGTCGAGGGTTTCGGGCTCGCCTGATGCGGGAGAAACAAAGTTTATCTGGAGTGCGAGTCCCGCACCGTTGCCAGTTGCGATCACCTGTTGAGGGTTGGGTCCGCCCTTGGCCGTGGCGATGCTGCGATCGGCCATGGTCGTGAACAGGTCCATAAGTTCGCGCTTCGTGAACTTTTCTGGCTCCGCCTCGAAACGCTCCTGAAGTTCTTCGAGCACGCTGGTGCCAAGCGCGGCCATGCGTTGATGCACGTCCACGTAAACCTCGTTCAGTTCCTCTGCATAGAAACTTACCAGTTCTTGGAAGGCTGGGTCGTTTTTGAGGTCAGAGATGCGGGCCACGGTGAGGCCGCAGAGGTTTGAACATTCCAGCAGGCTTTTGCCCGAGGCCACCGCTTTCGCCAGCAGATGGTGGTTGTAGCGGAGCGTTTTGATCCGCGGCACCCCCTTTTGCCCGCTCCCCATGTGATCCCACATCGAGGCGATGTCGGCTTCCGAGAGGTGCCGTGGCACCCCGTAGGTGATCGGGGCGGGTCTGCGGCCTTTTCCGGGCGGGGCGATATACATGCTGGCTCCAAGGGGTTAACACCATCTTGGACTGAGTATATCATGGGTCTGACTGCTTGGCAATTACTGCAAGGGCAAGGGGGAAAGTCGTGAAATAGACCCATCACTTTATTTTTCGCTCAGACAAATGTGGGTTCGGCAAAGCATTACTCCAATCCCCCGCTGGGCCAGTCCCCCGGCATCTGGCGCTTGGCAGCTTTTGCGGTCGGATAGCTGGGGCATTTGCCCCAGCGTTTATTCAATCCAAATATAATCCCCAGTTCCTATAATTTTCAGTTTGGGGTCGGTCAGCCCTTCTTCCTCAAAAGCTGGCCCTTTCACATATACCTGCGCGTCCGGGTTCATGTCCAAAAGCGCTGTCACCAGTTCATGAACGGTCATTGGTTCCTCACAATGTCAAAAAGCCCTACCCGTTTCGGGTATGCCCGTTTATTTCATGTTAGGCCCACCGTGTCAATTACCCCAAAGCAAGAAAAAACACATTGGCGCGATTTTCTTTCATAGCCCTTAAACGCCCCAAAAACGCCCGCCCATGCACGAAACGAGTCGCCGCTATATATCCCCCACCCCATCGCCTTTCGCGCATGTGTGACGAGTTGACAAATGGGCCTAACTTTTTTTTTGAAAAAACGAAAAAACCGCTTGTAATGCAGTTTTTTTCTGTTACCTTAAACCCATCGAATCAATTCGATTCGATTTGAGCCCTACCGGGTTCTTGCTGTTTGAAATCGTAAAACCCGATAGGGCATAACATGGAGTCAATGTTATGTCGTATCATCTTTCGTTCGCCGGTTTTAACGTCAACAGCGCTAACCTTCCTGAAAATTCCATCGCACATCTTATGCAGTTGGGATTTTCGACGGCAATCAAGAACTCGATTGCGGGGGTGAAGGCAGGTATTATGGGCAATGGGGCTAACCCTTGGTCAGATGACGATATTGCCGCCGAATGTAACCGCCTCGCCATAACTGGCGGCGGTCGGGACGAGGAAACAGCCGCGAAAATTTGCGCGGCGATTCAACGAGAAATGTTTGAAAGCATTGTTTCGGGAGTCGCACGCAAGAGTCGCGCCTCGTCCCCGCGCATGTCAGACGATGATAAAATGCGCCGCGCTATTGCTATCGAGCTTTTGGAGAATGTCGCCAAAGCAAAAGGCAAAGCGCTGCCAAAGCGCAGCAAGCCGGAGGAAAAGGAGGCGTTTGAGACTTTCCTTGCCAATGCCTTGCAAAACGCAAAATTCGCTGCCGCAGTCGAAAAGGAATTTTCCGACCGCAAGCGCAAAGCAGCGAAACAGTCCGACGATTTCGCAGATATATTCTAATCAACAGCCCCGCCGGGTCATTCTGGCGGGGCTTTTTTGGCTCTGCGTTTTGCCATCACGACCAGATGCTAAATTTTTTCGCTGATTTCAAATGGTAGGAAAATGGTCAGCAAATGGTTGGAGAAATGGTAAATGGTGGCAGGAGAAATGGTAGGGAAATGGTGGCAGAGCGGCAGCGGCGATGTTACCGGCATTGTTTCCCGGCAATCAGTCCGTGCATATAAATCACCTACCCTTTACGCCCTCTGGGACGGCAATGGTGGCCTTAACCTTAAACCCACTCTATAGCCAGTATATTGTGGGCCTAACCTTTTCTCTAAATATATATTTTAAAAGGTTAGAGCCCTTTTAACTCCTTAATTATATATTTTTTTTTAAAAATCGAATGTCAACTAGGCCCCCAGCTATCCCACCCACAACCTTAAACCCACCCATAACCCAAAAACGCGAGCAACACCCACTTGATTTATATGCACGGACTCATCCGCGTGATACAACGGGTGCATTGTTCACCCTAACACATCGCCAAAGGAGCCCTTTCCATGGCAATATCACAAACCCGAATGCTCGCACTCCTCAAAATATCCAGCGATTTCAAAGACCTACTTCTCTCCACCCACCGCAACATCTCCGACGCAATCCGCGCCCTCCCACCTCAACCAACTCCCGATGAACTCCTCTCCACCATCCAAACCATCCAGGCCATCACCAACCTCATCACCATCAATCCGCAGGCGCTCGAAATTCTCGCGAACGAAAACGCTCATTTCAAACTCAACGCGCAGCGCAATACTCGTCAAATGCTCCGCAATCGCGCAAAACGCCACGCCACTCCAACACCCTACAAACTCCTTCCCGGCGAAGCTCCTCCAGCCGAATATCTCACCCCCGGCAAAACCGCGCCTGCCGCAATCGGCACAAAAACGCCAGAAGGCTTTTCACAATACTTCGACAAATCCACTGTTCTCGCAGTCCCCAAAGACCCAATACCTGCAACCCCAACCCACTACGGCGCAGCAGCTCGCTACAACAAAACCCTCTCCGATCGCCAGCTTTCCCAACACATGAACATTGAACTCGCTGACCAAAAACACGCAATCAACCAAGCCTGGACTGCTCTCGGCCAACCCGCGCCGTTTCCAGACCTCTACAACGACGACGAGCCCCTTTCACTCGACCACAAAATTCACCTCGGCCTTCCAACTGACGACGAAGGAGTTTTCTAATGTCAGCCAAAGACGATACAATCATCCATCTCCGCGCCGTTTTGAGACTCGCTATTAAACTGATGCGAGAAGCAAACCAGCACCGATACGCTGACTTTTTGGAGCTTTTAATCGCCGCCGATCCTTCAACCGCTCGACGTTTTTTGGATTGACCTTAGGCCCATTATATGCAACAAAAGGATGACGGGTGATTTGTTTTTCACTCGTCATCCAGACGCAACCCCGCACACTGCACCAGCGCAGTCAGGACTCTTGCAATGCCAGCCACAAACAACTCCCGCAACCGCTACCAGCAGACAATCCGCAAAGACAAAGCCCAGCTCTTTGCCTATTACGACGCGCAGCCTGCGGCTACCCGCAAGCTCTTCCAAGACTTCCCCGAAAACCTCTGGCCTGCCTCTTACAACGACCACTTTTCTGGCTTTGCCGAGGCGCACAAGCGTTACCTCGCGAACCTCCGCAACATCTGGGGCGCTGATCATCCAGCCGTCCAAGACGCTGCACAGCGCGTAACCACCAAGCGTGGCAAAGCTGTCGCAGTCATCACCGCTGACGACCTCTCAGACCTTTTCTAACATCTGCAAGGAGCCTTCCCATGCAAACCAGCCTCTCCATCACCACAGACCATTTCCACCTCTACTCCCACGGCAATGGATCAGCTTACACTCTTTACAATCGCATCTCTCGCTCCGACCTTTTCATCCAGGGTGACGATGCACTCGATCTCGACAAGGAGATCCGCCTGTTCGAGGACGCAGGCTATTCACACGACGTTATGCTGTCCTGCTTCTGGACGCAGCTTTCCGGCGCTTTCCCCACACTCTAATTCTGCACCTCTGCACCCCCAAACCTGGAGCCCTACCATGTGCCGTTACTCAGTCGAAATGACCGATACTTTCGGAGGCGAAGCCAACTACTGCTGGGTGCATCGAGTCGAAATCGACGCGCCCGCTGACGCCACAAGCCAAACCCTAATCCGCCGAGCCAAAAAGGCTCTGGGCCTTTCTCCCTGCCGTCACCGCACAACAGACTGGGGCGATCTTTTACGTCTGGATTTAGTCAACAACCCCATCTGCATTTTCATCACCCCGACGCTCTAACGATCGTCCCCTTTCACCAACGGAGCCAAAACCATGCAATCCCCTCTCACCCGCTCCCCCAACGGCGCAGTTGTCTGGACTCCCGCCCCCGGCGACCTCTACCTCGTCACTGGCCGCACACGCGCTGGAAAGCGTTTTCGCTTCCAAACACCACTCTGGCCAGTCGCGTCAGCCATCAACGTCTGGCGCGGCACCAAGTGGCTTGTGCGAGACAACCGCCGCTTCGTCATCCAGACCATTTCCAACTAACAGGCAGTCCCATGTCAGAGTCATCAATTCACATCGGCAAATCTGGCGCAGTCAGCTATTCCGGCCCCGACGCTGTTGCATACTTCCGCGCCCGCTCACTGCGCTCCGCCCTGCAGCTCTACATCAAAACCAACGGGCAGGTCATCCCAACTCGCGGCATGGGCATCACCAACATGCTGCGCGCTGCGGGCGAGATCACAAACACCAAATACAAACGAACCCAGGCTGCAATGGCAATCGACGACCTCACCATCTGGATCGCCACCATGCAGTCCGCCCTGCCCATCACCTCGGACGAATGACATGACTCAGACATCTCCCGCCGAAGGCGCTCCAGCCGAAAGGCACCGCCCCCTCTACATCATCGCTGCGGACATACGCCAAAACTGGCCCAAGCCGCATTTTGCGGCTTTCCCTTACATATACGCCATGCGCTCGCTCAACCAGATCGGAGAAATGTATGGCCTGGATTCTGGCGTCAGCGTTGTGGCCTACTTCCTGGCAAACGCTGCCACATGGCGCGGAGAACACGCAAGGCGCATCAAGCAGGAACTTAGAGACATTCTCAAAACCCAGAACTACACTTGGTGAACCATGAGCAAGAAACATTTCATAGCACTCGCAAAGGCGCTCCGTGAATCCCGCCAGCATATGAACCCTCTCGCGTTCAAACTGCTCGTCAACAACATCGCAGACGTTTGTGCGGCTGCATCCAGCACTTTCCGCCGCTCCACATTCATCGACTACATCATGGAGGACTCAGAATGATCGCAGAACTTTACCCAGACGGCGCGCAAACAGCCATTCGCGTTCTCGTCGCCAACCTGCAAAACCCCAATTTCAAAATCACAAAAGACGAGAGGCTGGATCTCGAACAATTCATCTCCGATCTGCAAGAATGTCTCGACAACGAGGCCGAACGCCAATGGCTTTTACGCAACTCTTATTCAGGAGGCTGACCATGCAAACCTTCTTACCTTACAGCGACTTCCCCATGTCCGCCCGATCTCTCGACAATCGCAGACTTGGAAAGCAGCGCGTCGAAACGCTGCAAATCCTCAACGCGCTCACCAATCCCTCTTATGGTTGGCAAAACCATCCCGCAGTCAAAATGTGGCGCGGCCACATCGCCCACCTCGTTTTGTATGGTCTGGCGATATGTGATGAATGGAAAAAACGCGGGTTCAACGACACATGCGCTGCCAAAATCGCCGCACACATGCCAAACGGCGAAGCCGTTTCACCCCCGAAATGGCTCGGCAACGCCGACTTCCACGCATCCCACCGCTCCAATTTGCTTCGCAAATTACCCGAACACTATCGCCAGTTTGGATGGATCGAAAGCCCCGACCTTCCCTACGTCTGGCCGTTGCCCTAGCGGGCAACCCCTTTCACCTCCACGCACCTGCGGTTCTACCCCTCAACACGGAGTCCCAACATGAAAATCACTTCTCAAGCTACAGCCATCGAAGTCACCATAACTATCTCCGAATACGAAGCTGAAGTGCTGGCCTTCGTATGCAACAACATCGGAGGCGATCCATCCCTCTCACCTCGCGGCGTTTTCGATGACCTACGCAAAGGACTGCTCGCTTCCGGCATCAAAGAGCGATCGTTCCCCCTCTGCGATGGATACTCCAGCAGCATCATGTTTGCTCCTTCGAAAGGCTAAAATCATGCAGACCGGACTTTATTTCATGGGCCACGATTTCATCCTCGACATCGACTGGACTTTAACCCATCCCGGCACCAAACCCCAACTCTACGGCCCGCCGGAGGATTGCTACGAGGGAGACGACCCGGAATGGGAAGTCAACTCGATCCATCTCAAACTCGACGACCCAGACAAACCGGACGCCCCGCTCTTCAAAGCAACTGGCGCGCTGCTCGAACTCCTTGCAACTCATCGCGCAGTTGACGACGCGATCCTTGATTACATCGGGGAGTGGGGCGAAGATGAGGACTCCTATCCAGATGAGGATTATTACCGTGACCGATGACTGCATCTCCGCACCTCTAAACCCAGAGGGCAAGCGCCAAACCCTGACATTCAACTGCGCGGACATGGACGAGGCGTTCGACTTGATCCGCGCATACAAACCCCAAAACTTCTGGGCGCAGATCATTTGCCTCACTCCCGGCAAAGTGGAACTCCACCTCCGTCCGCTCGAAGAAAAGGATTATTGACATGCTATTCGCTGCATTGTTCACGCTTTCAGCTTTTCTCATGGCGTGGCTTTTCTTTTCAATCGCGGCTTACACGCTGATTTATGGCTCGTTGATATTTTCGTATTTTTGCCTCTGGGACGACGAGACTCGGAAAGCGATTTGTCCGAAAGGATTGTATCGGGCCATTATTTACGACGAATGATCGCAGCCGTGGACTTTTTTGTTGCATTTTCCCGCCCGTTGTGCGACTATAATATGTGAGTTGTCCCCTGTTACCCTACGTTACCTCGGAGCCTGCCATGTCACGAACCGCCCCGTTCCACGCTGCCACCGCCATCTACTCAGAAGGCGATTTCATTTACCTCCAACTCCGCGCCACAAAAGGCTACACGCAAGAGCTTTCCTTCCCCGCCACACCCGGAGGCATGGCAGCGCTCATGCGAGTCCTGCGTGAACGCGAGATGGCCGGGGCAACCCAGCCGCACCGCATAGCAGGCCCGACCATGCCGATCCAGCATGTCGTCAATTCCTGGGCTCGTGACCCCAACGCCGAAGCAAAAGCCGAACGCGCCCGCGAACGCGCCGAGAAGGAACGCTTTGCACGCAAACCTCTCACCGAAAAACTGAAAGACATGGAGGAACTGTTCAACGACCCGAACTTTGAATTTTAGCCCTACGGGCTAACCCCATCTGCTACTCAATCCACAATGTGCCTAACACCTAACACCTATCACGCAGGAGCAATCAAAATGACCCTTTCCCAGATCTTCGCCAAACTTAACGCTTTCAACGCTGAAGTCGCGCTGCTTCGCAACAACTATCGCTACACCGAGACGCCTGAGCGCTGGGGATGCAGCATCACCGTTGACAACGACGGGACGGAAATCAAAGTGCGCTGCAACGCTGCTGACGGGGACGAAGCCTTGCGCCTCGCTTTCGAAAAATTCGACACCCTGATGAACTCCAAGACCGTCGCCAAAACCCTCAACCTCCCGTTGCTCTCTGCCCCCGAGGAAGTCGCGTGAGTCGCGTCGATGACATTCTGAAAGAAGTGAGCGCCTTGTGCGCTCACTATCCCCCGCAACACATAGCACCGATCCTACGCCAACTCCTCGCCCACTGGACTCGCAAACTAAACCTACACGCCAAAGGCAAAGCGTCCCGCTTCACCCCCGTCGAAATCGACGAGATCATTCAATTCATCGAACAAAAACTCACAGAGTGCAAACATGACTGACCCCGACATCCCAAAGCACATAAAACGAGACGTGCAAAAGCTCGCATACGACCGAACAATCGAGTCCATCAACCGCATCTGCGACACATTCGGACGACAGCCTTCCATGCTCGCAGTCGTCGCATCATCATCCATGTCTGCAGCCTTCCTCATGCTTTATTGCTCCGCACGTTTGGAATGTGGCGAAGTGCCTCCCGCAAAACTTCTCGACGTATGGCGCGAAGCCATGAACAAAGAGTTTGACCTTATGCAAAAAGGTTTCAACATTGCTGCGGAATACACAAACATGACTCCAGCCGAAAGAGCGAAATATGACGCATGACGACAACGAGCAGCGCGCCCTTATGCAACGCGCTATGGACGCTGCTCGCGAAATTCTCCAGGATCATCCTTGTATGGTTGTCGCAGGTTTCGACATGCCCGGCGGCCTCAAAATATGCTCCATTTCAAACGTATCGACTGAAAATCAGATCGACATGATGAACATGCTGATCGACGGCTTTAACCCCGCGCCGCAAGGCACGACTCTAAACTAACCGCAAACCCCAAACCGCAAACCCGAAAGGTGCCACATGCTTTCCAACTCCAATACCTTCGTCGTCCCTCTCGTCGGCGCACATTTCCGCCCCCCGGCGAAGACGATCATTCAATCTCTTCCCGCCGGTTACACGCTCGAACTTCGCCCCGAGCCGTCTAACCCTTACGACCCCAACGCCGTCGCGGTCTGGTTCGATGCCTCACACCTCTCGCCCGACGCAAAAGAGGAACTCGAGGCCACGCTCCCCGCGAACGGTGGAAACCTCGAAGACCTTCTTTCCCAACGCTTTTGGCAGCTTGGCTATCTCGCAAAAGAACACGCTGCGATCCACCAAGAACGAGTCGCCATGATAATCGAAGGCCACAACGAAGATGCTGCGGTTTCAGGAGAAGGTTTTCTATGGAGTGGTTTCCCGTGCAAACTGTCGTTTACAGGCTCGGGCCAGCCTGCGGTTATCTTCAACCTTTGACGAGCGCACCATGCAATTCAAAATCTTGAAAGGCAAAAAGCCTGAGCCGCTCACGCAATACCCCTTTCTTCGCATGGAGATTGGGGATGCGTTTTTCATGCCTTGCCCTCGTGACATGAGGCCGAACTGCTCCACACAAGTCCACAACGCGGCTCGCCGCTTTCGCGAAAAACATCAACCTGGATTTAGAATAACAGTCCGATCTACCCACAACACAAAAGGCTTCGGCCTGCTTATTCATCGTATCGCTTAAATCTGCAAGGATATGTCGTTATGAAACCAACTCCCGAACAAGCCGCCATCATTCACGCGGCCACGCAGCCTCAGTCGCTCATGGTAAACGCGCTCGCAGGCACCGGCAAGACCACAACCCTCACCATGCTCGCCAAGGCTTTGCCCCCCGAGCCAGCCCTTGCCCTCGCCTTCAACAAGAAAATTAAGGAAGAGTTAGAAAAACGCTTTCCCAAAAACTTCAGCGTAATGACCATGAACGGCCTCGGCCATCGCGCATGGTCTTTTACGATCAACAAAAAGAAAATGCTGATCGACGCGAACAAAATCGGACGCCTCACAACTGACGCGCTCAAACCTTTTCCCGAAAGCAAAGGGGAATGGTCAGCGATCCGCACACTTGTGGTCATGGCGATGCAGCGCGGACTCGTCCCGTCGCAATTCCAACATGCCAAATCGCTCGTTCCCGACACCCCCGAAACATGGGAAAAACTTGACTACGAACTTGATCTAAACCTCACCGCTGACGAGCGCAAACTTGCGCGCAGGGTTCTCATCTCGTCCATCGAAGAAGGAATGAACGGCTGCATTTCTTACGACGACCAAATTTATCTCCCAGTCGTGTTTTCGGGAGCGTTCCCGCGTTTCAACATTGTGCTGGTTGACGAGGCCCAGGACCTTTCACCCCTCAATCACCAAATGCTCCGCAAAGTGGCTGCTGGTAAATTGATCGTTGTGGGCGATCCCCGCCAAGCCATCTACGCTTTTCGCGGCGCAGACCATAACAGCATGACCAACCTCAAAACCCTCAAATCCGAATGGATCGAACTCCCGCTCAACACCACGTTCCGCTGTCCGCAGTCTGTGGTCGAGCGCCAACACATTCACGCCCCGGACTACCGTGCAGCGCCTTCCAACCCGAAAGGTTCCGTCAACACATTTATGCGAGGCGAACCGTGGGATTGGAGCAAGATCGAAGACCTTTCGCAAGGCGACGTTGCGATCCTCTGTCGAAACAACGCGCCGCTTTTAAGCATGGCCTTCAAATTGCTGCGCCAAGGCATGGGCGTGAACATGCTCGGTCGTGACATTGGCCGTGGTCTTTCGGCGCTTTGCAAAAAACTCTCCGCAGATCAATCAACGACCATCGACGTTTTCAAACAAAAGCTCGAAAGTTGGTTTGAAACCGAACGATCAAAAGCGGAAGCGAACGACGACGCGAGCAAGATCGACTCCGTGACAGATCGTTATGAGTGTATTGTGTCGGTGATCGAAAACCGATCGCCCAGCACAGTCCGCGCCCTTGTGTCTGAACTTGACAATTTGTTCGCGAAGGACTCCGGCCTCGTCACACTCGCGACAGGCCACAAAGCAAAGGGCCTCGAATGGGATACCGTTGTGCATCTCGATCCGTGGCGCATCCCTTCCAAATGGGCCAAGAAAGACGACGAGATCAAACAGGAGCACAACTTACAATACGTGCTCGAAACGCGCACCAAGCACACTTTAATTCTGGCAAACCTAAAGGATTTTTCGTGATGACAAACACTGCTCCTCTACATTTCCTTGCGCCCGAGCGCCCACGCATCTCCGGGCTCCCCGCGTTCCGCACCGACATGAACCCCGGTGGACTCTCGATCATCCCCGGCCTTTACTGCTCGCCGATAGGCGATGGCACGGAAGTCGAAATCTCCGGGTTCTTCTCATCCGGCCCCAACCGTTCGACCCGCAAGGTCCTAACAATCCGTGCGGATTGTTTTGCAGCGTTCTGGACACGCTGGTTGGCAGACCCCGAAGGCGTGGCGGAACGCGAATTTGGCTGGACTCCGTTGCCTCAAGGGGCAACACCTAACGCAACGCCCACTCTCGACCTCAACGATCTGCTCGGAGACTTCTGACATGACGCGCAA